TACAAGTACAACAGCAGCAACAATTTACGCAACCAGTGCAAACACCAACTACCCAGTTGGTACCAAGGTTACAATTGTTGCAGGAACACCAGCTGCATCAGCACCAGTTAACCCTCCAGCATATGCAGTCGGTACCTTTACCGTTACAGCAGTTGCATCTGGTCAGATTACAGTTTCTGGTACAGGATTTACAGTTGCAGATACCACCGGTATCAACTCAACTCTAAACCTTGCTGGTCTTGAGGCAACAATCAAGTCTCAGACAGTCGCAGCTGGAACAGCCTCAGTGCTTTCAACAGCTACAATCTCAGTTACACCATACGCAGCAGCAACAGTTTCATAATCTCAACACAAACAAAAAGCCCCCGGCTAATAACCGGGGGCTTTTTGCTTTAGATTTTTAGTTCTTTGGGAATTGTTTTAAGTAGGTCTCATATCTAGCTCCGTTTGTTTGACCTGGATAGACCTTCCAGGAGGACCAGTCTTCTCCACCGTTAGTCATGTAGAAAGCTATTTCCGCATTTGTAACTGGGTCAAAGAGATCCTTGTAAGTGGTGAGATCAAACTTTTCCTTACGGGCTTCTCCCAAACTTCCAATCATGTTAATCTGGAATACACCGTAGGAGTGATCTCCTGTGCCTTTATTTCCGTTGAAAGCCAATGGGCGACCGTTAGATTCTTTTTTAGCCACTGCGTAGGCAACCTTGAGAGCTTTTCCCTCAAAACCAATTGCACTAAGCAGATCAACTAAATCTGTATCTGACAGCTCTATTGCTCCTCTGTACTTATCAAGCGGGTCCGTAATGACTACTGGTGCATTTGCAACCGGTAACGCTGTCGCCATTGGCGGACAGTGTCCTAGGATTACAAGTATCACAATTGCCATTGCGTTACGTTTTCTGATATTGAACATTTCTGCTCCTCTCAGTTAAAAAAGCACTATCACTAGTGCTTTCTAAACTCTAGGTTGCCACAGAGTTACATCTTAGGTCAAGTCCAAACAAATATATTTTTTATATTGAGACAAATACACGCTTAGATGGTCTAATTTAACTACATACATCTCGTTATTTGATACGGACAACACACTCTTCTACTATGAACTTGACATCTTCTACAGAATGAGTATCAATAAATGAGCGTATCAGACTGGGCCGCATTCACCTCCGTTATTCTTGGAGTAGGCGGCGTAACTATCCTTGGTATTAAGTGGACCATCAAGCACTACCTAAATGAATTGAAGCCCAACGGCGGATCAAGTATGCGTGACGCCGTTACTAAAATAGGCACTGACGTCACGGAAATGCGTGTCTCTTTGGCTCGCCTTGAAGGTCGATTTGAACAACACGTTGACGAGGCTCCTGAATGGTAGTACGCTTTTAGTATCCCCCACACCGCGGGATAAAAGGAGAAGAATGAATAAGGCACTAATTGAATCCTACGTCCGTAACTTGCTTGGTCAGGTTATTGGCGCAGTAATGATTGTTATGCAAACAAGCGATTCGTCAACCCCATTGGACTTCGGTTCAGGTGAGTGGCTACTAGTCGCTAACGCTCTATGGGCCTCTTTGGTCCCCGTAGCACTTCGCTATGTTAATAAACTGGATCCGGCATTTGGCAGGGTTGCAACAGCAGGACTGGCCGAGCTTACAAAGAAGATTGCTTCTGAGGCCGCTTCAGCAAAGAAGACTTCAAAGAAGAAATAACACCTTACAACTGAGGGGGCGGCTATGTGCCGCCCCCCTTTTTGTTGTATACTAAACATGGAGGTAATTATGATTAAATGTGCTAACTGCGAATACCCAGCCGTCTACACAGTAGCTGAGCCTGCGGTCAACCCTGTGGATTATTGCTCTTCATGTCTTCCTCGCTGGCTTTTAACTCCAGCTGCCGAAGGTGCTTTTGTTCTTCGGTCCGAGGGTCCTAAAAAAGATATTGTTGAAGAAAAACCAAAGGTTACAAAAAAGAAAACAGAAGTTCCTGTAGAGGAAGATTCTGTAGATGAGGGTAACTAACAAACAGGCAATTCAGGTACACCCAGTACCTAAAAGTGCAATCAATCCCAAAGGACCTTTTCCTATTGAGTTGTTTGACGAGCCTGATATTGTTTTTGACTACGAACCCCAAGCTAACGAGGATGGTAGTAATTTTCCTCTAGGAGCTACGGCTCAAAACAATTTTAATCCGCTTCGGTACCTACGCTGTTCTGTATGCTTAGTGCGGGTATTGGAGACAGAAACCCAAGATCATGTCTGTGAGGAATAATGGCTAGAAGAAGTAAAGCTTATTTAGAGGGGATGAACCGCGCTAGTGAGGGTTTAGCTCAAGCTAAAGCAAATAGCGCTAAGTCCGTTGCAAAACGTGAACTTAAAGAGGGCCGCGATGAAGTCCTTGAAAACACAGAGTGGCTTGTCAGCGTCCCCAAAGAACTTAAAAACGCCGGTGCTGAGGTTAGAAACGCCCCCACTACTAATCAAGAACGCCCAAGAGCTTGGACTATTGGCTATCACCCAACAGACAATAAATTAGTTGTAGTGTTTCGCGATAATACTTGGTGGTGCTACAACAACGTCCCCACTCGTATGTGGGAAGGTTTAAAAGCTAGCGGCTCTACTGGTAAATACCTTAGAACTTCTGGTTTAGATCAGTGGCCTGATATGGGACCTTGCAATATGGATGAGTTTTCTTCTGGCGCCAAAGAAAGAATTAGCCAAACAGCTCAAATTGGTAGTAGGCTTGGAAAACCGCTTCCAGACGACTTTAATATTAAGAACTTTACAGCAAAGGAACTATTTAACGACATCTTATGATTACATACGGACTACTATACGGCGGAAAGCTTGAGTACTACCACAGAAAAGCTCTACCTATTATTGAGGTGGGCTGGACACAAGAAACTGATCATCCTTACAGAAAAGGCTCTTGTTTAGTCTTTAGACTGCCCTTTACAAAACCTGGGTTTTACATTGGAAAGTGGATTGTTGGATCAGACTTAGAGTTTGAAGATGACAAAGAAATAGACAATCGACTTTCGGATGCTATGAAAGTCCGCAAGATATGGGAACCGGAGGACGGCAGTTATGAAGATGCCTTTTTCAAAGAGTAGTACTTGGGATAAACCTTTTTCAGAAAAGATTGCAAAACGGGTATCTAAGATCCCTACATCAGAGCTTGAAATGTGGCTGGAGCAATCTATCTACGAAGTTGGACGTTGCCTATCCGGTTATACAAAAAACCGAGAGATGGTCTATTTACAAGAAGCTAGAACTGGTGCTGAAGCCCTGCACGCAGTTGTGGAAGAGTTGTACAAAAGGAATGCAAAGCCTTAAATAGATTTGTCGACTTTGTGCTAAACTAAGCCCGCCTCTCTCTTCCTCTCCCCGTGTGGTGGCAGCAAAGGGCCCTGGGTTTAATAGCCCAGGCTTTTTGTTTTTAACTAGACTTAAGGTTAATATGGAAAACAACATTGTTTTAGAAGACGACGACGAAGAGTTCTTTACCCTAGGCGCGGATGAAGAAGAAGACGGCCTTGCTCCCGAAGAGGAAATTGAAGAGCTTGATGAACTTTCAAAAGCTTTTGTAAATAAAATTACTGACAGAACAATTCAGTTTATGACAGCACTTGTTGGTCATGAGTTACACCCTTATCAAATGCCACTTGCTCGACGCATCATTGAATCTGTAATTATTAACGATGGTGAAGAGATAACAGCTTTAGCGGCACGTCAATCTGGTAAATCAGAAACTATTGCAAACACTGTAGCTACACTAATGGTTTTGCTTCCACGCCTTGCAAAAATGTATCCAGATTTATTAGGTAAATTTGCGGATGGAATTTGGATTGGAATGTTTGCTCCTGTTGAGGGTCAGGTAGAAACTTTATTTGGTCGCACAGTAAATCGCCTTACATCTGAGCGTGCATTAGAGATACTTGGTGATCCAGAGATTGATGACTCACTAGGTAAAGTTCCAGGTGTAACTCGTCAAATTAAACTTAAGAACTCAGGCAGCAGTTTAATGATGATGACAGCTAACCCACGTGCAAAGATTGAATCTAAGTCTTTCCATTTAATTGTTATTGACGAGTGCCAGGAGGCAGACGACTTTGTTGTATCAAAATCTATTAGCCCTATGCTTGCTTACTATTCAGGAACTATGGTTAAGACAGGTACTCCAACAACAAGTAAGAATAATTTTTACCGTTCAATCCAATTAAACAAGCGCAGGCAGACTAGCCGCACAGCTCGCCAAAATCATTTTGAGTGGGACTGGAAAGACGTTGCTAAAGTAAACCTAAACTACGGCAAATTTATTAAAAAAGAAATGCTTCGTGTAGGTGAGGACTCTGATGAGTTTCAGATGTCCTACTCATGCAAATGGTTGCTGGAGCGAGGAATGTTCGTTACATCAGCTATTATGGATGAGCTCGGTGACACCTCACAAGAAACTGTTAAAGCTTGGCACAGAACACCAGTTGTTGTTGGAATTGACCCAGCAAGAAAACTTGACTCAACAGTAGTTACAGTTGTTTGGGTTGATTGGGATAGACCGGATGAGTTTGGCTATTACGATCACCGAGTTTTAAACTGGCTAGAGATCCAAGGTGATGACTGGGAAGACCAATACTTTCAAATTGTTAACTTTCTTAATAACTACGATGTACTAGCTGTCGGTATAGACGCTAACGGCGTAGGTGATGCGGTAGCTCAAAGAATGAAGCTATTGCTACCTAGATGTGAAGTTCACTCTATTGGCAGTAGTCAACAGGAACAATCCAAACGTTGGAAACACCTTAAAGCTTTAATTGACAGACGTATGGTTGGTTGGCCGGCCCACGCTAAAACACGCCGACTTCGTACTTGGAAGCGGTTTTACCAACAAATGACAGATCTAGAAACAAAGTTTCAAGGTCCTAACTTTTTAGCCCATGCGCCGGATGAGGCACATGCCCACGACGACTACGCAGACGCCCTAGCGATTGCTTGTGCTTTAACTATGGATTTGACCATGCCCCAAGTTGAAGTATCTTCCTCACCCTTTTTCAGATAATTTCTACTTTAGCCTGTTTATAACCCCTAGAAGTAGGACACTTTTACCGAGGTCCTCAAACCAACATTTAGGAGTCATTAATGACAATTGCACCAAACCCACAGTTTCCTGAAAAAGTAGGAAACGTATACGATCGTAAGTTTGCTGGCGCTGTTCCAGGACAACGCGGCCCACTTCGTTTTGAAGAAGGTATCGCAACCGATACCGATGTTCCAGAGCAGTTCACAAATGGAGCAATGCAAGGATACATGCCTGCACCAGGTCGCGCTAACCGCAATGCTAACGTCTTCACAAAGACAGCAGAAGAAACAATGCGTGAGCGTGCACACGTAGGTTCAACAGCATGGGTAGAAGCACCACAGAACTTGACCGGCTTTGCAGCTGGTGGTTTTGCTGATCATGGCGATAATCGCTTTGAAGAGGTATTTCTTAACGGTGCTCGTCAGAGTGCTGTAAATCCTGCTGTAGTCCAGGACTAATTTAATCAAGCTTCTCGTTCCCCCGTTCAGCATGTAGACAGCTGCGGGGGGCGAGAACTTCTTTATAAGGATTAAACATGTTAATTAGAGGTCAAGAAGTAAAAGAAGGACCAACGGAATACCCGGCAAACCCTAAAATGTACAACATGATTAAGGCTCAAGCTGCGGCACGTTTTACAAAACAATCACCTGCACGAGGCCACTGGATTCACGCCAAATACAACCAAATGGGTGGCAAGATGGTCCGCTCTAAAAAAGATGTTGATCCTAGATTTCGTGATTATGTAGAAGAAGAAAAAGAGAAAAAAGAAAAAGCAATGAAAAAAAAGGTTACCAAGCCCGTAGGTAGAGGTTTGATAGCTGGACAGTCATTTAGACCTTAAAACGCTTTATCGACTTTTATGTTAGTATATGCGTACAAGTATTAGAAGGGGATTTTAGTGAGTGGTATTGATTTCTCACCTCCCAGTTATAGGGCAGCCTCTTCTGATTTAACAATCTCAATCTCCCCGCTAGGTCTTGTAGAACTTGCGGATGAAGAGTTTGAAGTACACGGCCCCCGCCTAAATCGCTACTCCTTAAACTGGGCGATGTATCTAGGCCACCATTATTCTTATCGCCGTCAAACGGGCGAAACCCAGATGGTAATGAATTACTATCGAGCTTTTACAGACTTTATTCTTAACTTTACATTTGGCAAGGGTGTTAACTACAGATCACCAAAGCAGACAGAAGCTATTGTTCCAGACCTTTTAGAAAGAGTTTGGGAGGTAGACAACAACAAAGCTACCGTATTGTGGGAAATTGGTCAGCAAGGCGGAGTATCAGGCGACTGCTTTATTAAGGTTGCTTACGAAGAAGCTTGGGTAGATCCTTCAGGTCGCCCGCACCCAGGACGTGTACGCGTTCTGCCCCTTAACTCAAGTTTTTGTTTTCCAGAGTTTCACCCCCATGACCGCGAGCGCTTAATTCGTTTTAAATTAAAGTATCGTTTTTGGGGTACGTCTCTTGAAGGAACCCGACAGGTATTTACCTACACGGAAATCTTAACTGACGACATTATCGAGGAGTACATTAATGATGAACTTATTGACTCGCGCCCGAACCCTCTTGGCACAATCCCTGTTATCCATATTGCAAATAAGCGTATTAGTGGTAGCCCTTGGGGTCTTTCTGATTGCAATGACATTATCAATATTAACCGCACTTACAATGAAACTGCTACAGACGTGGCTGACATTGTTAATTACCACGCAGCGCCAGTCACCATCATCATCGGTGCAAAAGCTTCTCAGCTTGAGAAAGGTGCTAATAAAGTCTGGGGCGGGTTACCAAAAGACGCAAAGGTAGAAAACCTAGAGGGCGGATCTCAAGGCCTTAAAGGTGCAATGGAGTTCTTAGCTCTTATTAAAAAGTCAATGCACGAAATGGTTGGTGTTCCCGAGACCGCTCTTGGTCAAGCACAACCCATCTCTAACACTTCAGGTGTGGCCCTCTCAATTCAATTCCAACCTTTGATGAACCACTACCATCAAAAGATTATTCAGTATGCCCGCGGCTTAGAGCGCGTTAATGAGCTCATCCTTATCAGCCTGGCAATCAAAGAGCCTGAAACTTTTATCTGGAATGCTGAAACAAACACACCTATTAAGAGCGGTCAAATTGACAGACTAGATCCTAAAGATCCTATTACCTACCAGTCTTATGCTCATTTCCCACAGCCTCTACCATTAGATAAGTTGATTGCGCTAAACGAAGTTCAATCTCTACTTTCATTAGGACTTGAGTCTAAAGAAGGCGCACTTCGCACATTAGGCGAAGAGTTCCCTACTGAAAAGCTACAAGAAATTCGTATGGAGCTTCTAGAAGATGCCAAGTCAGATGGCGCATTAAAGCTTCTTCAAACACAGATTGAACAAGAAATTATTCAGCTCACCGGCGGAATGGGTGGGGAACCAGGCGCAGACATGACTGCTGGTGGTGGAGCTATGACTGCTGGTGGAGGAGGCGCTTTACAAGCTGCCGGAGTACCACCAATTATGGACGGGGCAGATATGCAAGCCCAGCAAGGTGAAGCGGCACTCCGCACCAACCTTGTAACTCAAGCTTACGGAACCGCTCTACCTCGTAGAAGGCCTCCGGAAGAAAAGTACGATAAATAAACCTGCTTAGGCAGACAATTTCGTACTGAATAGAGAAAATACATAGTAACAAACGTTAGGTCACTTGTGCTACGCCTGTAAGGGCATTCGGAAAACGACCCCTAGGATGAAAAGGATATAAGCATGGACAATGCAGAAACAATGGCAACTGCTTTTGAAGCAGAGGCCGGACAAGCTCCAGTTGTAAATGTGTCGGGCGTTGACGCGTCGGCTGTTACTACTACAGAAACCGCTAGAGGTAATCAGAAGTTTTATACAGATGATGATCTAGCAAAAGTACGTTCTCAAGAAAAAGAAAAGCTCTACCCACAGATTGAAAGTCTGAAGGAAGAACTTCTCTCTTTTAAGAAGGAGAAAGAAGAAGAAGCAGCTCTAAGAGCAGCAGATGCGGAAGCAGTTGCTGCAAAGGTTCGAGAAGAAGCATTAGCGGAATTAGATTCCAAGTCTTATGCAGATGCTCGTTTATCTGAGTTGCAGGAGCAGTTGGAGCGTGAGCGTGTCGAACGCGAACGAGCCTTCGCTCTTCTGGAGCGTGAAAAGACTTATGCAGACCTTCAGGCTTATCGCCAGCAAGTTCTCGATCAAGAGCGTGACAGCATTATTCCGGAACTAGTAGATCTTATTCAGGGTAATACCCGTGAAGAAGTTCAGGCTAGTGTGGAAAATCTGAAAGATCGCTCGGCACGTATTCTTGAATCAGCGCAATCTGCAATGCAGAACGCTAGAAAAGAAATGAAGGGAACGAGTGTAACCACTCCTCCCAATGGGCCACTGGAAACCAATTCGGAACAACGTAACTTCACACCGCAAGAAATTGCGGAAATGCCGATGAACGAATACTCAAAATACCGTAGTCGACTATTGAGCTCACGAGCTCAAGGTAAGACTCAAGGGCTTTTAGGCTAAACAAAAACTCAAACCCAAATTCTAAATAAGGAGTCAAAGCTAAAATGGCATCATCCATTACAGGTACCGGCAATCTAGCCGCTGCACCTACAGCGTATTCAGGTACGAATACACAGCTGACTCAAGCGATTCAGGTTATCTGGTCAAAGGAAATTCTTTTCCAGGCCATGCCAATCCTTCGCTTTGAGCAGTTTGCAGTAAAGAAGACCGAACTAGGTGTTGCACCAGGTCTTCAGATTAACTTCTTGCGTTACAACAACCTTGGCTTCGCACAGAGCCTAGTCGAAGGTGTTCGTATGCAGACAAACGCACTGACAGCACAGCAGTTCTCAATCACAGTATCAGAGCATGGATATGCTCTTGCTGTATCAGAGCTATTGCTTAATGCTTCATTCGATGACGTAATGGCTTCAGCCTCACGTCTTCTTGGTCGTAACATGGCTATCTACCTAGATCAGCTATCACGCGACACCCTCTACGCAGCAACCTCAACAATCTTCGGTGAAGACCGCACTAACCTATCAGCAGTTAATAACTTCTACGCTGATGGTACAAAGGGTACAACCCGTGCTTCTATGACAGGTGCATTTAACTTGACACCTAAGACAGTCAAGGATGCAGTTGAGACACTTGCAACAAAGAACATTCCTCGCCTTGGTGAGACATATGTTGCTTTCATTCACCCACACCAAAGCCGTAAGCTTCGTGACAATCCAGAATTTATTGAAGTCACAAAGTACGCAGCTCCAGGTAACTTCATGCTTGGTGAAATCGGCCGTTTGTACGACACAGTATTCATTGAGACCACACAGGTTCTCAAGGTTGCTGGCGGTGCAGGTGCTGGTTACACAACTGATACAACTGTTGCTAACCCAACAGTAGCAGCCGGTGGTGGATACATCACTCCTGCAACAAAGACAGGTAACGGCGCAGCTGATCGTTATGCAGCTATCTTCATTGGAGATAACGCATTCGGTCACGCAATCTCTCTACCAGTTGAACTTCGCGATGGCGGTATTCTTGACTTCGGTCGTGAGCACGCACTTGCTTGGTACTCAATCTTTGGACTTGGTCTAATTACAGATCAGTCAGTTGTTATTGCAGAAACCAACTAATACAACTAAATAGCTTAAATGTTAGGCGGGGGTGTAAAAGCCCCCGCCCAACACAAACACTCATACATTAAACCGGAGGATACAAATGGCAAGTAAAGTCAAACCGACCGATGTTACAGGTCGCGCCCGCGCAGTACAGCTAGAAGAAAATGCTCAAGCAATGCAAGAAAAAGCAAATTCTATGTCTATGGCAACAGCCACAGCGCAGATCAAGCTTGAGACAGAAGTAATTGATGCAACAGTTCCAGACCGTCAGACAGTAATTGTTGATTCAACAATTGAGGTTGGCGGCTCAGATGCAACTGTAGTAATTAGAGTTATTGAAGACATTGAAAACATGACCCTTGGTGCCGGTAATAACTACACTTTTAGGGCTGGTCAGAAGTACTCAGTTACTCAAGAGGTTGCTACACACTTGCGCGAAAAGGGATACCTAGCAGGCGTTATCTAATATTTAACTAGGCGGGGTGGCGGGCATTTGTGCCCGCTTCTTCGTTTGTAAAGATTTTTTATAGATACTCGCTACCATTAGATAAAGACTGTGAATAGGGGTTGTGAGTGGCCAGAGTTTCCCAAATTGTCGATAGAGCCCGATTAGAGCTCGGCGATATGCCTAAAAAATTCACATATACTGCTCCTGGCACCGGCACCCAAAAAGTATTTGATACAAAAATTAAACCGGTTGAGCCATACCTACTTGTTGTTCAAGTGAGCAGTCCTCAAGGCACTGTGCCAATTCCAGCGCCTGCCGGCTATACAGTTGAAAAAGATCTTGGTATTTTTCATTTTAACGCCGCACCAGCTGCTAATGCAACGGTGACAATTACAGGCACATCCTATAGATACTTTAGCGACTCAGATTTAGAACGTTTTGTGGAGACAGCTGTTGAACAACACATCCATCAACGCGCTGACAAATTTGGACGCCGACTCACAGTAAATAATCTTGATTCCGTTGAAGAATATCCAATTGCTATCTTGGCAGCTATTGAAGCCCTATGGTGTCTTGCTACAGACTCAGCTTTTGACATTGATATTCAAGCTCCAGATGGAGTTACAATTCCTCGCTCTGAGCGTTATCGCCAGCTTACAGGAATAATTCAACAGCGTATGGAGCAATACAAGCAGCTTTCATCAGCTCTTAACATCGGGTTGTGGCGTCTTGAGCTTGGCACACTACGCCGCGTCTCACGTAATACAAACAGATTGGTTCCTATTTATATGGCTCAAGAGATTGAGGACGCTAGATATCCAGAGCGCGTATACATTGAGAACAACCTTAAAGGCTTTGATCCAACCCCTACAACAGCGGCTGTCTACGATCTTCTTATCTACCAAGGTGACTCATTTACTATTGAACTTGATTTCCCAGATGCTACTACAAACCTTGTATTTAAAGCGCAGATTAGAATTTACGCAAGAGCACCAATTATTATTGCTGATATGGTAGTAACCGTTATTAACAACGCAACGGGACGTATTCGTTTATCTCTACCAAGCAGCGTAACTAAAAACCTTCCTAAGCGTGGAACTTGGGATCTTCAAGCTACATCAACAGTGGATGCAACTTTTCAAAAGACCTACATTAGAGGTCAAGTTTTTGTAACCGAACAAGTAACGGTGGACCAATAAAATGCCAGATGAAGTAGTAATTGTAACGCCTGAACCGTATGTTAATGTTCAGGTAATTGATCAAGTAGCTGTACCAGGCCCAACCGGTGCTACAGGTCCATCGGGTCCAACTGGAACTACCGGTCCAACCGGAAGTACTGGAGCAACCGGGGCTACTGGCGCAACAGGTGCTACAGGAGCCACTGGCGCAACTGGATCTACGGGTCCTACAGGTAACACAGGATTAACTGGAGCCACAGGCGCAGCTAGCACAGTACCTGGTCCTACAGGCCCTACCGGTTCTACAGGCGCAACTGGTCCACAAGGTGTTGGTATAACACTTATAGGCGCTGTTGCTGCAATTGTTAATTTACCACCAACTGGTAACACGGTTAATGACGCATACATTGTTGATGCAAATGGAGATATTTATGTTTGGAACGGATCAGTTTGGTATAGCGCTGGACAAATTGTTGGCGCAACCGGCCCGACTGGATCTACAGGTGCTACAGGAAGCACAGGAGCAACGGGAGCTACTGGCGCAACTGGAGCTACCGGAGCTACTGGAGCCACGGGCGCAACAGGTGCTACTGGTGCTACCGGAACTGCCTCAACAGTAGCTGGTCCAACTGGCGCAACAGGAAGTACTGGTGCAACAGGCGCGACTGGCGCAAGTGGCGCAGACAGCACTGTAGCTGGCCCAACAGGTGCGACAGGTGCAACAGGTGCGACAGGTGCAACAGGTGCTACCGGAGCAACCGGAGCTGCTTCAACAGTAGCTGGACCAACCGGTGCAACTGGTTCTACAGGAGCAACTGGTTCCACAGGAAGTACGGGAGCTACAGGTGCAACTGGGCCTACTGGTGCTACTGGCTCTGTTGGTTATATTAAAGGCGAGTACGCAGATCTAGCAGCACTACAAGCCGCTTATCCAACTGGCGTAACTGGCGATTCTTACATAACAACAAATGGTAGTTTGTATTCTTGGGTTTCTAACGCATGGACTTTAATTGGAAACGTTCAAGGAAATACTGGACCACAAGGTCTAACTGTTACAGGTCCAACTGGAGCAACGGGTGCAGCAGCAACTATTGCTGTTGGTAACACTTTAGCAACAGGTCCAACAGGAACAGCCGCTGTTACAAATGTTGGAACTTCTTCCGCAGCTATATTTGAATTTACATTAAAGCAGGGTGCAGCTGGAGCAACTGGTGCTACAGGTGCAACTGGCGCTACTGGTGCCACATCTACAGTTGCGGGTCCAACAGGACCTACCGGAGCTACCGGCGCTACTGGTAACGCTGGTACATCTATTAACGTTTTAGGAACTGTTGC